GAGTGTTTGATTCCAACTGGTCTAAGTTTCCTTTCACCAAAGTTGACGGAAAAGTCCAGAAAGGACCAAATTACAAACCCGCCAGTCTCTCGGACTTATGAAGCCTTACGATGAGATCCTGAACCAGGTTCCTAAAGAAGCTTGGCAGTACGTCACTGCTGATTATCAGGAAGCTGAAAATGGCGAAGGGATGCTCCAGTTTTTCTGGGACGATGAAAAACATCCCGAACTCAAACCACTGTCTGAACTTGATGATGAACAGTGGAACGACCTTGTAATCACCTCACTCACCCGCTCACTGGACAATGAAATCGAAGCAACAATTGAACTCGGCAATCGCAATGACGGGTCGAGTGGAGAGTTGGCTGGAGAATCCGACTCGTAGGTACCCGATTTCGTGTACGGTGTTTGTCGTTGAGGACACGATGGACGAACACCCTGATGGTTTGGAGGGTAGCTGGATCTTTGCTTCTAAAGCTTTACGCTACGGGGCAGGCGTTGCTGTTCACCTTTCTAAGCTTCGTCCGAAGGGTACCAATAACGAGCACGGAATGGTTTCTTCAGGGCCGTGTGGCTTCATGGAGATCTACTCCAAGTTCAACGAGATTCTCCGACGCGGCGGCACGTACCGCAATGGGGCGATCGTTGCTCATCTCGATGCAGATCACCCTGACGTTCTTGAGTTTGTTAATTACGACCGAGCTCGTATTCCTTGGCTCAAGCGCTGTGTCAACGTTGATCCTGACATCATCAACAGCCCCGACAAGCTGAAAGCAATCATGGACGCCGCCCGCAAGGGTGATGTGTGGATTGTTAAGAAGCAGTACGACAAGAACGGCGACCGGATCTACTCCAACGTTTGCCAGGAGATCCTGCTCAAGAGCCGCGACACCTGTCTTCTGTCTCACGTAAACCTCGGGCTTACTGAGATCGGTGAGATTCCTACGGCGTTCCGTGACGGCATGGATTTCCTATGCGAGCTTTACAAAGAGACCGGCATCGAAGGCTCTGCTGTCTACAGCCGCAAAGACAATCAAGTTGGTCTTGGTGTGCTTGGTCTTGCCAACCTGTTGGCTATCGAGGGTGTGACGTACAAGGAGCTTGTCACTGCTCTTCGTAACCGCAACTACGGCATCGCCAACGTGGGGACCAAAGCTGGTCAGATTGCACAAGCCCTCTGGCTGGGCTTTATGGAGGCCGCAAAGGTGGCTGCCGACCACAATATGTCTAGAGCGTTCACCGTGGCCCCTACAGCCTCTTGTGCGTACCGCTACGTGGACCGTGAAGGGTTCACTACAGCCCCTGAAATCTCACCTCCGATCAGCCGCAAGGTAGATCGTGATAGTTCTACTCTTGGCGTCCAAAGTTACGAGTTCAATCCCAAATGTGAGACCGCAGAAGAGGTTGGTTGGGATACATTTTTTGAGCTGAACTGTGAGTGGCAAAAGCTCATGGATAGCACAGGAATGGCTCACGCAATTTCTATGAATTGGTGGTCCGATATGACAACAATGGACCGCGAATTTATGGCACGATGGTTGAACTCCCCCTTGAAGAGTTTGTATTACTCTCTTCAAGTGATGTCCGATACGCAAGACAAAACAGACGCCTACGCAGCTATTAGCGACGTAGATGTTGATGCTTATCTAGCGGGCATCCTTGATGGGGATTCGGCACCTGATTGTAATTGCGCAGAATGATGAACCCGTATCAGAAATTGCTTGCACGGAAGCGGTCTTGGACTCCAGTTCAAACAACCGCCGGTAAATTGAAAGAAGGAGCAGAGGAGGCTGTCTACCGTGCTCTGGCACTTCGACAACTGGAGCTGCCAGTCGGTGAGTTCATCAACGACGCTTTACAGTCCGAGGTGCCGGAAACGGCTCGTGAGCTTCTAATCACCAACATCAAAGACGAGGAGAACCATGACCTTGCACTGGGATACGCAGCAAGTGCGCTCGGCACAGATAGCCAAGCAGAAGCGGAAGCAGCTCGCCTCCGAAAAGCTTGGGAAGATCATCCAGACCACACCGTACTCAAAGCACTGGTGGCTGAGCGAAGCATATTCTTTGTTATCCTCCCCTTCTTCCGGTTCAACGGTGACGCTGGACTGAGGACCATCTCTGCGGACATCAGCCGTGATGAACAAGTACACGTCGCTACCAATAGCTTGGTATGTCGTGAGCTTGGCCTCACTGTTTCTCCTAGTTTGGATCGCCTCCGCAAGGCAACCATTAATTGGGTGATGCAGCCTCTGGGCAAGTCGGACGACAAGTACCTAGACAAACAGTTCTGGCTCGACCAGAGTGACAGTTTGATGTACGCAGGTAAGGCGGAAGGTCTCATCGAGACTCAACGAGCCAGGATGCCAGCGTTTTTCGAGATGTCGAATAGCGACCTCCCAAGTTACGCCTGATTATGAAGATCCCAGATCACGACGCTAAGTTCATCGATCCAGAGTTTTACTGCAATCCGAACGATATGCAGTGGTCTGGGGTCAACAACAATTTTTGGTGGTTTGTTGCGATTGCAGTTTCTGCAGCCGCAGCAGCCGCCGCTGATCAACGCAGACGACAAGAACAACAACGAGCTGAGCAAGCTGCTCAACAAGCTGCACGAGAAAGTGCTGAAGCACAGCGACGTTTAGAAGAAGAACAACGTCAAGCTCAAGCAGCCATCAGCCAGCAGAAAGCTGCAAGTGAAACTCAAGCTGCTGAAGAGCGGCGTGTGATGGAAGAGCAAGAAAGGATTGCAGCTGAAATTGAACAACAAGCAATCATTTCTGAGAAAGCTAGTAAGGCCATGCTCGGTCAACAGACCATCAAAGCTCAACGAGAGCAGCAGATGGCTGAAAAGGAACTTGCTCAACAAGCTTTAACTGCTGAACCTGAGCGTCCTGCAGGCTCTACTGTTGGTCAACCTGGTGTTTCTAGAACTAAGGTTTCTACTGGCACAAGTGTTGGTGGCTACGGTTCAACTGGTCCTGGTCAAATCAACCCAACTGGTCTGAATATATGATTCCGTACATTGATCCTGAGATCATCAAGTATTTAGAGGAGTTGTATCCCGACAAAGCTCCTGATCTTAGTATGGAGGAGAAACAGATTTGGTTTTCTGCCGGGCAAGTCTCAGTTGTACGACATCTAAAAGATCAGTACAATCTTCAAGAGGAAACCAAGTATAACTAACAGAGGTTACTATGGCTGCTTGGTTACTACCTGCTGCTACAACTCTGCTAGCTGGTGCTAGCGCCTATTCAGGTTATCAAGCAGCTCAGGCAGCTCGATCTCAGGCTGATGCTGCACGGCGTCAAGCAGCTGCTATCCGTGAGTCTTCCCTTCGTGAAGTTGAACAGCTTCAAAGAGAAGCACAGCAACGAGCTCAACAGTTTCAAGCTCAACTGGAGCAAAGCAGAAAAGCTACTCAACAAAGAGCAGCTGAAGCAGCCCAGGCACAGCAAGTTGCACAGCAACAAATTGCTCAGCAGAAAGCGTCCTCTGCTTTGGCAATCCAACAACAGCAGTTGACTGCTTCTATCCAACGTCAACAACAAGCAGCCAAAGTTTCCAAGCAAACTCGTCGTCGTGTTGGGACACCAGCTGCGCTGCGTACTAATTTAGAACTACAATCATCCCTTGCACTTGGAAGTGCTCCTGGGGTTGGATCGGCAACACAATCTGGTGGCTTAAATGTCTAATGCTGCGGCTCGTTATTCGGCTCTTGAGCCGGAAAAGACTATTTACCTTGACCGAGCTATTGAGTGCAGCAAGTACACGCTGCCTACTCTTATCACCGATAACGACCGTAGTACCGGCAAGAACTTTTACACCAAGATTCCTACCACTTACCAGGGTCTAGGAGCTCGTGGCGTAAACAATCTAGCGAGCAAGCTGCTCATTGCTTTGCTGCCTCCTAACCAAGCTTTCTTCCGTCTCTCTGTAGACGACATGAAGCTTCAGAAGGAGTTGCAAAATTTCAAAGAGCTTCAGTCTGAGTTCGATCAGCAGCTGGCTTTGATGGAACGTTCCGTGATGCGGGACATCGAAGAGTCAGGTGATCGCACCGCACTGTTTGAAGCACTGAAGCACCTTATCATCGGCGGCAACGCGCTGCTTTACGTTTCTGAAAATGGTACCAGGGTATATCCACTCAAGTCGTTTGTACTTAATCGTGATCCTGAAGGAAATATCCTTGAGGTTGTTGTCCGTGAAGAAGTCAACCCTGACGTTCTTCCAGAAGGCATTGCTCCTAAGAAAACAGAAGGTGGTTTTGTAGACCAGACTGTTTTCCTTTACACCCACGTCAAATGGGATTACAGCAAGAATCGCTGTAACTGGCAGCAAGAGGCGTACAACAAACCGGTTGGTAAGCAAGGTTCTGTTCCCATTGAAAAGAGCCCTTGGATTCCTCTTCGTTTGTTCCGTGTGGCTCACGAAAGCTATGGACGTGGTTACTGCGAAGAACTCCTGGGTGATCTGAAGAGCCTTGAGTACCTCAGCAAAGCAATCGTTGAAGGAAGTGCAGCAGCAGCCAAGATCATCTTCCTCTGCAATCCAAACGGCACGACACGTCCTGACGCTCTTGCTCGGGCTGCCAATGGATCAATTGTGGCAGGCAACCCAAATGACGTGGCTCCTCTGCAAATGCAGAAGCAAGCAGATCTCACGGTTGCTCTCAACACCATTGCAAGGATCGAGCAGCGCCTGAGTTTTGCGTTCCTGCTCAACAGCGCAATCCAAGCAGGTGCTTCTGGTCGTGACCGTGTGACGGCTGAAGAGATCCGGATGGTGGCACAAGAGCTTGAGTCTGGCTTGGGTGGTATCTACAGCGTCTTAAGTATTGAGCTGCAGTTGCCGCTTGTTAACCGCAAGATGGCCATGATGGAGCGGCAGGGTCGTTTACCTCGCCTTCCTAAAGATGTTGTCAAACCTCAAATCACCACCGGTCTTGATGCACTCGGCCGTGGTAACGACAAAGCAAAGCTCATCGAGTTTCTACAGACCTTGGCCCAAACGATGGGACCAGAATCTATGGCTCGGTATGTTAATAGCCGAGAGCTTATTACTCGTCTTGCTGCTGCTGACGGTCTTGATACGTACAAACTCATCAAGAGCGAAGAGCAACTTATGGCGGAAGAACAACAACAAGCTATGATGATGCAGCAACAAATGGCCGCGCAAGATCCAAACAACGATCCTGCAAAACAGGCCGCTTTAGTTAAAGCTGAAAATGACTCAATCCGGACCGAGCAAGAAGCCG